TGATGCACTAAACACTAATGGGTTTCACTACATTAGTACTATCACCACTACATATGACAAATTGGTAGAGATTTTCGGTAAACCAACATATACAGATGCAGACCCATATGAAAAGGTCAATGCAGAGTGGACTATTCAATCCACGGTTGTCGAAAAAGACCAAGACCCAGATGATTATTTCTACAAAGGATTTACTATCTACAACTGGAAAACTGGTTACATTCCTACTGAGGAATATGAGTGGCACGTTGGTGGTGAGGATTATGAGTCTCATGAAATTGCATCTGCAATTTTTGAAAACTCCTTGACAAATGACTAGGAATTGTATAGAATGTGTTTGAGAGTCGGAATTAAGGTTGGTTGGCCCAGAGTGAAAGTTCCAAATATTATGGTCTGGGGATACAAGTTTCCGACTCTCACTTTAAATTATTAAAGAGGTAATTATGAAATTAAAGTATATAGCAATGGCAATGGTGATGTTACCTGTGGCGTGTGCTCCAGCCCATGCAGAACAAGATTGTAAGTACACCAAAACGGTAAACCAGAGTGGTGGTGAGATTGTCAGTTCAACAACAAACTATGATTGTAATACACCGCCTAAAGTAATTATCAAGGAAGTGCCAAAGGTCGTATATAAAACGGTGCAACCGACTACAAGAGTTATCTCAACCAGAGTAGTTAGTTCAACACCTGTATATCATAATCCACCACAACAGAACAATAACCTCATAGGTCAAATACTAGGTTCAGTAATAAACTATAATAGTAGGGTTGCTGTGACAGGAAGTGTAAATATAGGTGGGGTATCTGTTGGGTTCTCAAAGAAGAAAGGTTGCAGACCAGCACCACATGGAGTAAAGGGTTGGTTCTGTGATTAAGATATTATTTGGAATTCTGTTGGGTATAGTTATCGTCACCTATTATCCAGAGATAACAGAAACCGCTGCTAACTTGTTTATTGACAGTGGGGCTCGTGACGAAATAGTAAATAAACTTAGGGATATTAGATAATGAAACAAATAATGACTGTCGGTGCGATGGGTCTTCTATTGTCGGCCTGTTCTGCATCTAATCCACTAGTCGGTGCAAACACCGATAGTGTAAAGGTTATCACTCCACCTGTAGGTGTGGTGAAGTCTGCATATGAGTATCAGGCAAACAATGTGAAGGAACAGGTTGAGTTAGTACCAAAGTGGTATACTAATATGCCAGTTAAGGAAGATGCAATCTATGCCGTAGGAACTGCGAATACACCAGACTTGCAACTTTCAAATGACATTGCGATTTTGAGTGCAAAGACAACTCTTGCTGACAGGATTAATGGTAGAGTGAATTCTGTCACGAAGAGTTTTGTAACCAAGGTTGGTTCGACAGATGCAGATGCGTCTATCATAAACGAAATCCAGACTGCAACTAAGAACATCATTGCAGATGTTGATGTTGCTGGTTATCGTGTAAGTGAATCAAAGGTAGTGTCAAACGGTACGCAGTATCGTGTGTATGTTCTTCTGGAATACACAGATGAAAATGCACAGAAAATTCTGTTAAACAGACTCAAGAAGGATAGGATGCTGGTTACGAAACTTAAAGCGAACGAAGCCTTTAAAGAACTTGAGAATGATGTTAATGGTGCTAATGATGCAGAGAAAGACCGTATTGACCAGATTATTAAATCAGAAACAATGTAAGGAGGCAATGTGCTAGTAACAGTACGAAAAGGTGACGTTAATGGTGCGATGCGTGTTCTCAAAAAGAAACTGATGCGAGAAGGGTTCTTTCAAGAATTAAGAAGAAGAGAATCCTTTGTATCAAAAGGTGAGAAGGAACGCAAAGCAAAAGCTGCTGGACGTAGAAGGTGGCAACGTAAACAGGCGAAACTGAAAGCAGAAAGAGGATACTAAAATGCCTAAACGTAAGATGACAGAAGAACAAAAGAAGGCTGCATCTGAACGACTTGCAATAGCAAGAGAAAAAAGGTTGCGTGAAAATCCACCTAAGTATTCTAATATACACCCAAGTGTTTTGGCGTTACCAGATGAACATCCATTTTCAAGAGTGAGTGTTACAAAATATATTAAGACCCAGAAGGAACAACTACCTTCATTACGGTCAGCGATACGTCAGAAGATAAAGGGTGCGATTGCAAAAGAGGCATCATGTAAAGCGTACATTCGACACTGCGAAACATATTTGCGAAACGGTGATTGGTGTGATGATTATTATGGTGAATATCAAGAGAAGCGAGTTAAGTGGGTAACAGTTGTGCCTGCTGGTCGAAGGGTGGAAGATGACGGATGACACGACAAGCAATATTGTTCAATTCCCAAAGAAGTATGTGGGGGAGTCACCAAAGATAATAAACTTTGATGCGATGAAATTGAATAAGGAATTAAATTATGCAGATGAATTGACTGATGGAATTATGGTGTCTATGATTCATAATCTTGATGAAAATGATATTGAGATTCATTCCAAAGATTTCATCAAGGATATTGCATTTCTGGCTGAGATAGTGAAGTCTACAATTTACAGAGATAGAGGATTTCAACATCCATTTCAAAATCTAGTTGACTTAATTGCATCTGCTGACTATAATGAAAAAGAAAAGAAACACGAAATAGATATGGATATGGAGTTGGTGAAAGAAATCGCTGGCGACTCCTCACCAGAGGAAGATAAATGATTTTAGTAGATATGAACCAAGTGACGCTATCAAGTCTCATGGTGCAGATTGGAAACAGGACTGCACTTGAACCAGACTTAGTTAGACACATGGTTCTCAATTCGTTACGACTATACAGAAGACAGTTTTCTGATGAATACGGAGAACTGGTTCTTTGTTATGATAACAAAACTAACTGGAGAAGAGAATACTTCCCCAACTACAAACACAGTAGAAGGAGAGACAGGAAAGCTTCTAAGTTAGATTGGGGTGCAATCTTTGATACACTGCATCTGATTAAACAGGAACTACAGGACAACTTTCCCTACAAGGTATTAGAAGTAGAGAACGCAGAGGCAGATGATATTATCGCTTCAGTTGTTAAGTGGGTTAGTGCATCACCATCTCACTATGAAAAGGTTTTGATTGTGTCTGGTGACAAGGACTTTATTCAATTACAGAAACACAATTTTGTCACACAGTATAGTCCAACCCAAAAGAAATTTGTAAATGGAATTGACCCAGATACATATATTAAGGAACACATTCTCAAGGGTGACCGTAGTGATGGTGTTCCAAACTTCTTATCACCAGATAACACATTTGTAGATGAGTTAAGACAAAGACCTATTTCAAAGAAAAAACTGGCAACGTGGATTGAACTGGAGCCAGAAGATTTTTGTAATGAAAATATGTTGAGAAACTATCAACGCAACAGAACACTGATTGACTTGGAATATGCACCAGATGACATTGATGAGGCGTGTATACAGGCGTACCTAAATAGTAAGGTAAAAGACAGAAGTGGTCTATTGAATTATTTCATTAAGAATAAATTGAAAAACCACATTGAAAATATCGGAGACTTTTAAAATGGCAGTGAATACATATACGCCTCTCTTACATGAGGTATTGAAAAAAGTTCATAATGCAAAGACAAAGGAAAAGAAGATTCAAATTCTTCAAGAAAATAATAGTGAAGCATTAAGAATGATTATTAAGGGTTCATTTGACCCTAATATCGAATGGGAAATTCCACATGGTGATGTACCTTATCAACCAAATGATGCACCAGATGGTACAGAGCATACCCTACTATTTCAAGAATCAAAAAAACTATGGCACTTCATCAAAGGTGCAGACGGCAAAACTCCACGATGGAAGAAGGAACAGATGTTCGTTCAGATGTTAGAGGGTTTGTCCAAAGGTGAAGCTGAAGTGTTAGTGGCCGCAAAGGATAAAAAATTACATCAAGTCTATAAAGGACTTTCAGCGGCCGTTGTCAGAGAAGCGTTTGGTTGGAATGAAGAATTCTATAATCCAAATAAGTAAAACTTCTTGACAATTCGGTACTGTTAGAGTACTATAATTAAAGACTTGGTAATGAGGTTGTTATGAAAAAGGAACACACTCCTCTCTCTCTCACTTTAAATGTGTTCCGATTCGCAAGTGATTCGCTAAAGTCTTGGGGGAGAACCGATGTTCTCCCCCTTTTTTACGTTTTAACCCCTTGATTTTCTTACGTTTATTTAGTTGATTTTACCCCTTGACATTTGTTGTAATAACATGGTATATTATATACATGATGAGAAAGAGGTCTAATATGAATTTTGTTGAGGTTAATGGTGGTAACAAGACACAGAGAGATATCTGTCACAAAGTTGTTGGCCACATGATTAAAACTCTACTACCTAGATTTCGTACTCTGGACATTACTGTCAACTTGGTCAATGTCAAAAGTGATGCGATTGGTTTCTGTATGATGGAAGACAATAATCGCACCTTTGAGATTGAACTCGACAAAAAGATTGGTATCAAAGATTTGGTACAGGCTTTGTGTCATGAGATGGTTCATGTTAAACAGTATGCCAGAAATGAAATGAACGATGGTATTGTTAAAGGTAGAGCGAGATGGAAAAATCAGTATATACCAGAAGATACCAACTATTGGGATTTGCCTTGGGAGAAAGAGGCTTATCGAATGGAAAAGAAACTTGCTAATGACGTATGGGAAAGAGGAGTTATATAATGACACAGGTAGCAGTTATTCACACGGCGTTTGAGGACACACCATCCACAGTCGCTTTCGTAGATGTACCAGAGGGTACGTTAATTGAGAAACTTGAGTATGCGTATCGTTGGACGCAGAACATCATGGACAGTTGGTCACTGAAGATGCCACAAGATGGTAATGATGCAGTTACCGTTATGGGTGATATCTCTAGTGGTATGGGGTTGCGGTCTACTTCAGTTGGTGACCAAGTTCTGGTCGGTACTGAAAAGTATGTGGTCGCACCGTTTGGATTTGAAACACTTGATGGAGAACCAGTATGTTAAAATTGAAAGAGAATAAGGTCATGACAATTGACCTTGACGGCCCAAATGGTAATGCATTTTTTCTTTTGGGTACGGCACAACTACTCGCAAAACAATGTGGGTTAGATGATGTTATGATAACAGAAGAGATGCAGTCTGGTGACTATATGAATCTAGTTAAGACAATGGATAAATATTTTCCTTTTGTTGTTTTTGAAACAAACAACCCAGAATATATGGAGGCGTTTCATGCTTAAAGAACTCGCACTAGGAACATTTCTGTCATTAACACCAACTGCAAGTGCAGATACAGTTCCAACACACGAACAGTTTATGATTGATGAGGCGTTCTGTCTCGCCAAGAATGTATACTTTGAAGCACGAAATCAACCACTCGCTGGTCAACTTGCAGTTGTTTCAGTAACAATAAATCGTGTTAATGATAAACGGTTTCCGAATACAATTTGTGGAGTGGTCTATGAAGGCCCACATCGTCCTAGTTGGAAGGACAACACAGTGATGATACCAGTTCGCCACCGTTGTCAGTTCAGTTGGTATTGTGATGGACTGTCAGACCGTGTACATGACTTAGTGACATTTGATAAAATTTACACCTTGACTTCTGGTATTGTAGATGGTAGTTTTAAGGTAGCAGATATTACGGAAGGTGCAACACACTATCATGCAGACTATGTTGAACCAGCATGGGCGAAGACGAAGACCAAGACAATAGAGATTGAAGACCATATCTTCTATCGTTGGGAAGTACAGGAATGACACTTGATAAAGAACAAAACAGAATTATAGGAGATGTGGTTAAAAACTTAGAACAAGTTTATGACCCAGAAATTCCTAGTGTTTCGGTTATTCATTTAGGACTTATATATGATATAGAAGTATTGGATGATAATACTGTTGTAAAGATAACGCACACTCTTACAAGTGCATTTTGTCCTATGGCAGATGAAATAAATGAAAACATAAAAAATGCTGGTATGGTAGATGGAATAAAAGAATCAATTGCAAATATTACTTTCCAACCACCCTTTAGTATGGACATGGTGCCTGAAGAAACTAAGATGGTAATGGGGTGGTTTTAATGGCAACTGGTGTAACAAAAGAACTAACACAGTTTACAGGCAAAGTTGGTAGATGTGAAAATGACCATGTAGTAGAAATATTGACAAATAATTATGGTTTTTGTGTGGAGTGTGCAAGTGAAATAGGTGGATATTCTACACTTTACGTTGCACCAGAAGGACATCAAACACCAGGCTCTGGAGATTATGAAGTATGAACTTTTTTTATTTAGATGAAAGCCCATTTAAGTCTATTGAGTATCACTGTGACAAACACGTTGTAAAGATGCCCACAGAATACAAACAAATGTTGAGTACCGCACATAGGGTTCTTGACGGTGAGATGTATTATGACAAGACCAAGAATGGTAGAAAGATTAAACGATGGAAACATCCAGACCGCAAGATGAATAGAGATTTGTATCTTGCTGGTCATGTTAATCATCCAACTAATATTTGGTTGAGAGAGTGTACAGAAAACTATATGCTCATGTTTACCTACTACAAACTTATCTGTGATGAATATACACATAGGTATGGTAAAGAACATGGTGCAAAAGAAAACTGGTGGATATTCAGAAATCCACCTAAGAATATGCCAAGTCTTGGTAAGACAACACCAGTACCACAGGCTATGCAAGCGTTCCCAGAATGTATGGTCAAAGGTGACAGTGTTCAGGCATATCGTAATTTTTACGTTACAGCAAAAAGGAGTTTTGCAACATGGAAGGAAAGACCGATACCGAAGTGGTACATGACCCAGAGCCAGCAAGATACTATGATTGGATGCTTTGGAAAATGAGACAAGAGAATAAAGGTAAAAGGGTCATGACCAAGGAAGATATATATAAGAGAGAGATTGCAGAAATGCAATCAACAATTCATCATTTACAAATGAGGGTGAAAGAATTAAACGATGCCATATTACAACTTCAAAAACAAAGAGACTGACCATGAGTGGGAAGAGTTCTTTACCATTTCTGGTAGAGAAGAATTTCTAAAAGAGAATTCACATATCGTACAGTTACCATCACTGTTCGCAATTAGTGGTGGCGGTACTGGTGACCGTATTAAAAATGATGATGGGTGGAAAGAAAACCTGTCACGAATTGCAGAGGCACATCCACGCAGCGAACTTGCAAAACGGTATGGTAGGAAGTCTACAAAACAAGTAAAGACGGATGGAGTATTAAAGAAGCACAAGGTGATATAAATAATACTGTGCTGGTGAGAAACCACAGCACCCTCGCAATGAGATTGGAAGCTGTGTGGTCAATCCACCAATGCACAGGAACGATGGTGACCCCATCGTTCCACTTTTTAGTTAAGTGAGTAAGAACATGGCAAAGAAAAAAGATGTGACTATTGATAGTCTGGTGACAATCAAACCAATCACCGACAATCAAAAACTCGTATTCAACGAGTATAAAGAAGGGAATAATTTATTTCTCTATGGTGCTGCTGGCACAGGTAAAACCTTTGTGTCTCTGTATCTTGCGTTGGAGCAAGTGTTAGACCCATCAACACCATACGAATGTGTATACCTTGTAAGAAGTGCAGTTCCTACTAGAGAGATTGGATTTCTGCCAGGCGATGAAGAAGATAAGACTGCGTTGTTCCAAGTACCTTATCAGAACATGGTACAGTTTATGTTTGAACAAGCATCCGATAGTGCGTTCAGTATGTTGTATGACAGGCTGAAAGTACAGGGCAGTGTTATGTTCCTCACCACCTCTTTTCTAAGAGGCATCACATTAGACAATGCAATTATTATAGTCGATGAATGTCAGAATCTAAACTTTCATGAACTAGACACTATCATGACTCGTGTAGGACAGGATAGTAAAATTATCTTCTCTGGTGATTTCTTCCAGACTGATTTACAGAAGAACGGTGAGAAAGAGGGTATGGGTGTGTTCATGAGTATCATTGATGCGATGGAAGAATTCTCTGTTATAGAATTTACTGTTGGTGACATTGTGCGTTCTGGTTTAGTACGCAGTTACCTCATCAATAAAATTAAACAGGGAGTTGAGTTGTAATGGCAAAAATGTTTAGTAGTGCTGTGCATGAGAAAACCTTTAAGGGTACGTCACAGGGCAAGAAACCAATTACGTCTACGATGAATAAAAACAAACGTAGGTCGTTAAAAAAATATAGAGGACAAGGTAAATGAGCAATTTTGATGAGTGTTTAAAACTCATACTGCACCACGAAGGCGGATATGTGAATCATCCAAAAGACCCAGGCGGTGAAACCAACTTAGGCGTGACTAAAAGGGTATACGAAGAGTGGGGTGGTACAAAAAATATGAAAGACTTGACTGTGGAAGATGTCGCTCCTATCTACAAAAAGAATTATTGGGATAGAGTAAAAGCAGACCAAATTCCAGAGGGGTTAAACCTTTGCGTTTTCGATTGGGCCGTGAATTCTGGTACAGGAAGAGCTGCAAAGAAACTTCAAGGTATGATTGGTACTACTGTTGATGGTGGTATCGGGCCAAACACACTGAAAGCGTTGAAGATGTATTGTGATACTGAAGGTGTTGAGGCTGCAATTTCAAACTATACAGAAATCAGACAAAAGTTTTATGAAAGTCTGAGTACATTTGATACATTTGGAAGAGGGTGGACACGAAGAAACCAAGAGACTGAAATGGAAGCATATAAGATGGCTGGAATATATCTTCCTTCTTGACAAATGTGATTTGATTTGATATTATAGTATAAATTTATGTGAGGATTATTATGACTTTTGTACACAACCCTGTAGAGATTCAAGAACTCTCTACTAAGAATATTAACCGTAAACGGTTCTATGAAACACCAGAGGGAAAACTATATCCTTCTATTACTACTGTTTTGCAAAAACGTAAGATGCAAGGTCTTATGGAGTGGCGCAAAAGAGTTGGTGATGATGTTGCAAATTATATTGCAAGGACGGCTGCACAACGTGGCACGAAAGTTCATCATATGTGTGAGGACTATCTGAACAATGTGCAATCTGCATGGCCAGATAAATGGGAAGAACATACAAAGCATTTCTTACCATATACTTTGTTTGGTCAACTAAAACCTTATCTGGATAAAAATGTAAATAACATTCTTGCTCAAGAATGTGGACTATATTCGGATAAATATAGAGTAGCAGGACGAGTCGATTGTATTGCAAAATACAGTGGAGTCAAATCAATTATTGACTTCAAGACTTCCACGAAAGAAAGAAACGATGAGTGGAACGAGTCCTATTATATACAGGCATCTGCATATGCAGAAATGTTTGAAGAACGAACTGGAATTAAAATACAACAGATTGTAATTCTAGTGGTAACAGAGGATGGAGTTGTACAAGAGTTTGTAAAAACAAAGGACGAATATCTCCCCAAGTTGATAGAAGCGATTGATGATTTCACCACAGATTGGGAAAAAGAAAATGAAAAATTGGACGAAGGCCCTGACGTTATCGGTGCTCCTGTTTAGCAGTACCGCTTTCGCAGAACCTAAAGACTTACCAAATGAAGAAATTGAACCACCTGTAGTGACACAAGAAGAACTAGAAGAACAGGGTATGTACTATTGGGCTAGTAAACCTGTTCAGTGTAGTGGCGGCCCAACAGTGGTTGAATTAATGAGGAATAACAACGAAGACCCCAGAGTATGGATGAAAGGAATCACTGGAATGCCTGATGGTAGAATTAGTGAATCAAAATTCGTCATTGCAGTAAATCCAAACTCAAATCCTACGACATGGACTTTACTTGAGTTCACAGATGGTGGCAACCAAGGATGTATCTTGGGATTTGGTAGAGGTAATATTAATATTGGTATTACTCCACCACAACTAGGTACATCCATATCATATGGGCAAGTACACTAATGTATCAGTATAAATGTAAATTAGTAAGGGTAGTCGATGGAGACACTATTGATGTCGATATTGATTTAGGTTTTGGTGTGTGGTTACGCAAACAACGAATTCGTATGTATGGTATCGACACACCAGAATCTAGAACCAGAGATTTAGAAGAAAAGAAATACGGTTTGGCTGCAAAAGCGTTCTTAGAAAAATGGACAAGTGCTGGTCATCTTGTTTTAAGAACATTTAAGGATGGCAAAGGTAAGTATGGTCGTATTCTTGGACAAATTTGGTATGAGGATACTCACAATATCAATCAACTTCTAATCGACAACCATCATGCCGTTGCATATCATGGACAGTCGAAAGAAGAGATTGCAGAAGAGCACATTAAGAACAGAGAGCTGGTTAATCTTAATGATGCTGTAAAATCTCTTGACAATTGAGTAAGTCTTTGGTATAAATAGAATACAATTCGTTGATACAAATCGAATGACGGGCAGGACGAGGGTGCGATTCCCTCCACCTCCACCATAACTAAACCTCGACTGAGGGGGTGAATTAGGTTCGACTGACGTAGATAGAGGCGAGTAGAATTGTCGGATGACCTCGTAATCGGTCAAAACTCGTAAGTGCAAACGATAATTTCGCACCTGTAGATTACGCCCAAGCGGCCTAATCATACTGAGGTTCGGTGGTGTCCTTGGAAACAGAAACACCACCACTTAATTTTGGAGTACGCAATGACAGAAATGATAATTAAATTATGGGTAATATGTGTTGAAACTTGTAATCACTGGTGGCATCAATGAGACAATTTGTATATGATTCTTGGAACGGTGTAATGAATGCCGACAAGAACCCATTAAGACATATCCCAGATACTAACACTAGACACATGGTGTTACAGGTTCTTGCATGGATGTGGTGTATTGTATTTTCAATGTGGATTGGTAGTTTTTGGGTTATGGGTATAAGCATGATTGCTCATGCTTTAATACTTGCTGCTATTGTGGTTACAGTTGCAACCTTTGAAACTGCAAGATTGCGTCCTACATTTTTTGTGGACTTTCCAACATCAACACCAAGTCGTGCAAGAGACATATGGTTTGATGGTAAGAGAATTAAATTAGACCCACAAGACAAAGGTGGGGAACACGAATAGGGTGATGCCTTAATACATCCGTGTAGACCTATGGTTAGTCTGCATCAACACGAAAGGAGAACGGTGGGTTAGTCACCACCTTGCAACAGTCAACGTATATGGCTGCACTGCTAAATTTAGATAGAGGGTGACTCCCTCTATCACTTTACAGGATGAATACATGGAAAAATTGATGACACCTAAAAAGTTTTCACTAGGAGTGGAACAGGTGGTTCAAGAATGTGGTTGCTCTCACATGGAAGCAGTATTAGATTACTGCGAAAAGAACAATATAGAGCCAGATACGATTAAACCTCTCATTACAAAATCTCTCAAAGAAAAGATTGAGTGCAATGCAAGAGATTTAAATTACTTACCAAAAGTTGCACAGTTGCCAATCTAATGGAAGCGTATGACGCATATAAAATATATCATGCGTTGAAGCTACACTTTACTAGTGACTACGATTACAACAAATATAATGGTAAAGCGAACGTAAGTGTAGACTCGTTTTTAAAACGTAATGATAGACCCTTCTTTGGTCGTGTCTCAAGAAAGTATAAAGACGATACCAGAGACTTCTTCATATCCAACTTTGTAGTCAATCCCAAAGGCTGGGTTGGAAACTTTAACGATGAAAATTATTTGAACTGGAAGAAAAGAAATCAATCCCTCAAGTACAATTACAAATCAGAATTGACTGAATTATTTCACAAGGTTTCAACCTTTGATGAAATATTTCACAATGGTTCACAACATCCCTTGTTATTAAAACAATTCATGGCTAAGAAACTTTCAATAGAGACAG